TGTAGCAGTAAGGGTTTATGATTCTCCAAGTTCTATAGATGAGAGTAGTAAGAATTATAAAATTCTAAATAATTATATTGGTTACCCAGATGATAACATTATAATGAACAACGACCCTTCTGGTGGAATAGTAGGTATTGAAACAATATTTGGAACAACAGAAGGTATAATTTACGGCAATCACATCACAAATAACAAACACGAAAATTGTTATCCGTATTGGGGTTGGAATGGTAATTATCCTTATAAATACCCTTTAGGAAACCAACCTCCGAATATTGAAGTTCCAAATCAAGGAGATGGAGCGGGTGTAGAATTAACAGGAGTTTATACTACAATTCCCTTATCACTTCCAGAAAAATATATCATAATTTCAAACAATCATGCTGTTGAAAATTTAGTAGGTATAAGAGCAGAACAAGGAAGTAAAAAAGTAAATATATCAAATAATATATTATTAAAAAATATTATGTATGGTATATTTATATATTCTGGAGATAAAATAATATGCAACTCAAATATAATTAGTTCATCAAATAATGCTTCTGGTATAAGTATACAAGACGCCCAAGGTCAAGGTGTAGTATCAAATATACAATTATGTTGTAATAACATAGAAAACGGAAGTCAGGGTATCGAATTAAGAGCTTGTAATGGTTGTGTTATAACTAATAATATATTTCAAAATCAAACACAGAAAGCTATAGCACTATACGATAGTACTTATACGAATGATTTTTGTCAAAATATAATAATAAATTCTAATATATATAATAATATTCTTACGGTATTTTCTAGCGAAACTAATTCTACTAATTCTACTATTATAAACGATCCAAATACAAATATTTCATACAATACATAGAAAAAATAAAATTGAAAATCTATTTAAATATAAAATTTTTATAAAAAAATGGAAAAGCAAATGACAGAAAATATGTTTTCTAAGGAAAATATCAAAGCAAATCCAAATATTAGACTCACTGATTTCGAAGAAGATACATCGTTAGAACTGTATTGTTATAACCAATGTGAAAATTCGGATACTGCTTTTCTCAAAAATTGTAGAGGGATTGTTTTTCATGGAGAAAAATTAATATTGAAGGCATTTCCTTATACAGATGAATACAGTCATTTAAATTTAGTTGAATTACAAGAAGCATTAAAAAACTTTGAAAATTTTAGTTTTTACAAATCTTATGAAGGAACATTATTACGTCTTTTTTACTTTTCAGGAAAATGGTTTCTTACTACACACCGAAAATTAAATGCGTTTAAGAGTAGATGGTCTGGACAAGATTCTTTTGGAACTCTTTTTTGTATTGCGTTAGAACATGAATATGCTATCAATGAAAACTTTAAAAATAGTTTAGGAAAATCAGGTGATACAATGTTAGAAAAATTCTATTCATCACTTGACAAAGAATTACAATATATGTTTTTATTAAGAAATACAAATACAAATAGAATAGTATGTAAACAACCTTCTGACACTGATACAAAATTATTTAGTATAGGTTACTTCAAAAATGGCGTATTTTTTATGAATAACGTAAATAACTTAAAAACACCAGAAAAAATTCAATTAAATAATTTGAGTGAATTAGAAGATTATTTTAAAAATGAAGTTAACCCTTTAGAATTTCAAGGTCTTGTTGGAGTTTCTGAAAATAATTTTAAGATAAAAATTATTCATGATGATTATAAAAAATTATTTAACATAAGAGGAAATGAACCTAGTATAAAATTTAGATATTTACAATTGAGAATGGATAAAGAAAAAGTAATTAAATTAAACCAACTGTACCCCGATATGGTACATGTGTTTGAAAGTTACGAAAAATCTTTATTTGAAATTGCTAAAACAATATACAAAGCATATATACAACGTTTTATAAAGAAAAACTTTATAACTGTTCCAAAAGAAGAATTTTTAGTAATCAACGAATGTCACACTTGGCATCTCTCAAACAGAGAACAAAACCGTATTTCTATTGAAAAAGTCATAGCTGTATTAAATAGACAACCCCCTATAAACATAAACGCTATGATTAGAAGATTTAACGGTGAAAATCAAAAAAAACAGATACAACCACGATTAATTAATAACACTCCTGAATATAGAGGTAATTATAATGAATTTTTACCACCTCCGTTATTATTATGTAATAAGGCAATGTGGAAAAACTAAAATTTTATAATTAATTATAAATTATTATTGTATTTAAAAAATTATTTTTTTTAAATAAAATGTCTTTTTCTCTTATCATGACTAATAATAATCAAAATATTAACTTGGTTGATTATACTATAAACAGACTCAGAAATTACGATTATATTCAAGAAGAAAATATTTTATTGCAAACTTTAAGATTGGAAACAAATAATTCTATTCAACAAATAACCGGTGTAATTGAATATAATTTAAATAATTTACATACAACTGTATCTAAAAGTAGCGCAATGGAATTCGAAAGTTCTATAAAAAATTCACCTGTGTTCATAAATAATTTATCAAATTTATTAACGGAATTTTGTGTAAATATTAAACCTATAGAAATTTATTACAATAACATACATTATAGATGTAACAAAACAGTTAATATAAACGGAAATATATTTTACTTTTTAGAATCTACTAACTAAAAAATTGATTTTTTTTAATATAAATTTAAATATTAAAAAAATGAAAGTTATTGCTATCGGTGATCCTCATTTTAAAACAGATAATATTCAAGAAGTTGATATATTCATTGAAAAAATGTATAATCTTGCAGTTAAGGAAGAACCTAATTTGATAGTTATACTTGGAGATTTACTTCATACACATGAAAGAATACACGTTGATCCTTTAAACAAGGCTTACGAGTTTATAGACAAAATGAGAAAAATTTCAAAAACAATTATACTTGTTGGAAATCATGATATGTGTTTCGCTGAAAATACTGAAGTTATGATGTATAATAACCAAATAAAAAATATTCAAGATATACAAGTAGGCGACAAAATTATGGGAGACGACTTAAATGAAAGAAAAGTTTTAAATAAAACATACGGTAAATCAAAAATGTACACTATAGAACAATTAAAAAATAAAAGTTATGTTGTAAATGAACATCATAAATTATGTTTAAAGCCATATAAAAATTATTGGCGTAGAGATAATTTATGGGAAGTTGTTTATTTAAATTCTGAAAATTTCAAAATTCATAATGTTTTATTCGAAACAGAAAACCAATGTAAAAAATTTTTAAAAAATATTGGTAATATTGAAATATCTGTAAACGAATATTTAAATTTATCTACATTTGCAAAATATAATTTATATGGTTATAAATACAATGAAACTTTAAATTGTATTAATATAATACCTAACACTTCAGTTTACGAATATTATGGCATAGAAGTAGATGGAAATAATAAATTTATATTAGCAGATGGAACAGTTGTACATAATTGTAATAATCAGCAATTTTTATCTTCAAATCACTGGATGAATGGTATGAAGAACTGGGAAAATGTACTTATAGTCGATAAAATAGAACATCTAGAGATAGATGATTTCCATTTTGTTTTCTGTCCTTATGTACCACCTGGAAAATTTATCGAGGCTTTAAATACAAACAGAGAGTGGAAAAATTGTGATGCTATATTTTGTCATCAAGAATTTTACGGATGTAAAATGGGTGCTATTATTTCTGTTGAAGGAGATAAATGGGACATAAATTTTCCTCAAATAATTTCAGGGCATATACATAATAAACAAAAAATACAAGATAACATATATTACTCTGGATCTTCAATGCAAAATGCTTTTGGGGAAAGTGATGAAAATACTATACCTATTTTTACTTGGAAACAAAAAGGGAAATATACTATTGAAGAAATAAATTTAGGTTTACCTCGTAAAAAAATAATATACACAGATATCGAAACTATAGAAAATTGCAAACTTCCAGAAAATTCAGAAGATAAGGTTAAAATAACTATTTCTGGAGTATATGACGATTTTAAAGCTTTTAAAAAATCAAAAAAATATAAAGATTTAATAAAATCAGGAACTAAAGTTGTATTTAAATCTAAAAAAATTAATAAACAAGATAATATCATTGAACCTAACGAAAAAGAAGATTTTAAATCAACACTTGATGTTTTAGTAAACCAAGAAAAAAATCCATTTTTAAATCAAATATACGAGCTTATTCTTAATAATAAAAATATTTCTGAAGAAGATATAATTTTTCTCAGATAGTTATAAATGAATAATTATCATCAACAACAAGTTACTATGATAGAAAATTTACCAGATGTAGATGAAATAGAAAACAATGATTTTACAGAACAAAAATTACAAAAATTTATAAGAAAACCTCAAGTTTTATCACCTGATTCTGGTATGGTTTCTAACAACTTTCACCAACAATCTTATGAACAACAAATACCACAGTTTAGACAACCTGTTATGAATTCTAATATTCCTCGTAATAATATACAACCATACCCACAACAAATGAATTGTTTAGATATATCACATCATATACAAGAATGTCCTATATGTTCAAAATTCTATAACAACGATAAAAGTGTTTATATTATAATGATAGTTATATTAGCTATATTATGTTTATTATTAATTAAAAAAGTTATGAATTTGTAAAATTTTTAATTATATAATTAAAAATTTGTTTAAAGTATGTTAAAATGGAACATAATTATGATACAATAATATTACCTGGTGGCGGAATGAAAGGTTTTGCTGTACTTGGTGGAATTCAAGCTTGTTTAGATAGAGATTTACTTTCTCAAGTAAAAACTTATGTTGGAACATCTATTGGTTCAGTTATATGTTATTGTTTAGCAATAGGATACACTCCTATTGAAATAATGACTTATTTACATCTTAATAAATATATTGAAAAAATGAAACATTTTAATATACTCGATATGGTAAACGGAATAGGAGCAACTAGTTTCAATCATGTATCGGAATGTTTAGAAAAAATGAGTTTAGAAAAAATTGGAAAACTACTTACACTTGGAAAACTAAGGGAACAATATGGAAAAACATTAATTTGTGTTTCTTATAATATGACTGTTTCTTGTGTTGAATACATAGGCCCTGATAACTATCCAGATTTACCTTGTATAACCGCTGTTAGAATGAGCTCAAATATACCTTTGGTTTTCGAAAGATTTAAGTATATGGATAATTATTACGTAGATGGGGGTATCATTGATAACTTTCCAGTTGAACACGGTAATAAAATTTGCAAAAATAAAGCAATTGCTTTTGATTTAAAATTAGATTCTAAAAATCTTAAAGACGAACCATCAGAAGGTATTCTTTCATATATTTTAAAATTATTTCAAATTATGATGAAACAAAATAATAATATAATAAAATTAGAAAACACTAAAATAATACCTATATTATGCAAAGATATGTTTAACGCGTTTGATTTTAGTTTAAATATAAAAACAAGATTAGATTTATTTTCAAATGGGTATAACGACGTTAGAAAATATTTAGAAGAAAAATTATAAAATTGAAATAAACTAAAACTTTTTTTAAAATATAAAAAATGGGAATTAAATCACTGAGTAAATTTCTTAAAGATAATTTCAGTAATATATTTCAAATAATTCATATATCTGAATATCAGTATAAAAAAATAGCAATAGACACATCGTTATATTTATGTCATTATAAAGCATTATATCAAGAAAGATGGCTGTCGGCTTTTATAAAACTTGTTTGTTTATTGAGAGAAAACGATGTTCATTGTGTTTTTATATACGATACAAGTTTTCCAGTTGAAAAACAACAAGAAAGAAAGGAAAGAATGGAAAGTAGATCTAGAACAGAAGAAAAAATATTTAAATTAGAAGAAGCTATTGAAAAATATAATACAAGTAGTGAAATTGAACCTATATTAATAGATTTTCAGAATAAAAGAAAGATAAAAACACCAATGCTATCAAGTGAAAATAGTATTAACATAAATGCTATTGAATACCATGTTAACAAAATGAAAAAACAGATGTTCTCTATTAGTCCAGAAGATTTTTTAACTACAAAAAAATTGTTTGATATACTTAATATACCATATTTTAACGCTGACATGGAAGCAGAAACTTTATGTGCAGATTTGTGTATACAAGGTAAAGTTGATGCTGTTTTATCTGAAGATACAGATGTTTTAGCGTATGGTTCTCCGGTATTTTTAACAAAAATTAACACAACTGATAGTACTTGTATTAGAATTAGACAACCTCATTTATTAGAAACTTTAGGATTAAACCAAGATGAATTTTTAGATTTTTGTATTATGTGTGGAACAGATTATAATAAAAATATCTACAAAATAGGACCTTCAAAAGCCTTTAAATTTATAACAGAATATAAAAATATTGAAAATATAAATGAAAAAGCAGGTATTGATGTTACAATATTAAATCATATTAGAGTGAGAGAACTTTTTAAAAATTACAAAAAGAGTACTTATAAAGTATCTTATTGCGGTCAACCAGATTTTAAACAACTCGAGACCTTTTTGTTTAATAAAAATATAAATACACCTGTTTCAAGTATCAAAAGGGCTTTTACTGAAAAATTAATAGTTATAGAAGACGATGAATCGTAAAAGATGATAAACCTATGATAACATCTAATAATAATATAACCCAACTATTTTTATTTTTTGTTATTGCTAAATAAGCAAATGTACCATACAATATAGAATGAACTGGTCTTAAATTATTCCACCATATTTTATCCCCAAATGTTTCCATTCCCGTCTTTCTCAAACCAAATATAAATATAATAATAAATCCTATTGATATTATCAAACTGAAAATACCCATTATCGGAAGATAATGGATATTTATGTTTTTAGCAATATAAACTAATAACAATCTAACTAGAATACAACCAAATAAAAAAAGTAATAATCTTTTTGTATTGTTTTTCATTTTATAATTTGTGTCATAAAAATTAAATTTATTACAATAAAATGTATAAAAGTATAGGCAGTTTTTTTGAAAAATACGAAGAAAACACACATCAATTAATAAAACCTTATATCAAAGAAAACGAACGACAATATGATATACAACAAAATTTTGAAAATAATATAAGACAATTCAATCCTCTTAAAAAATTTAAAGAAAATTTTGAAAATTCAAATACGGCAAATCCTGAAATATGGGGACCGCCTTTTTGGTTTTCATTACATATAAGTGCTCTTCATTATCCTGAAAATCCTAGTGATATAGTTAAGGAACGAATTAAAAATAGAATATTAGCAATACCTTACGAATTACCTTGTTCGTCTTGTAGACCTCACGCAAGTTCCTTTGTTGAAAATAGTAGAAACAAATTAGATGAAATTGTAAAAAATCGTGAAAACCTTTTCAAGTTTTATGTCGATTTTCATAATTCGGTTAATCAAAGAAAAAATAAACCTTTATGGACATATGAACAATCTTTAAAATATTATCAAGGTAAAAGTAAATAAAATAAAATTGAAATAAATTATATTTGGTTTAAAATATAATTTAAAAAAATGTGTGAAATATTAACTCCAAAACAAAAACAGGCTTTAGAATATATGATAAAAGGTGAAAATATTTTTTTAACTGGACCTTCCGGAACTGGTAAATCTTTGGTTATCAATATGTTTAAACAGCAATTTTCTCATTTGAGAAAAATTGGTATTACAAGTACTACTGGTATGTCGGCTATTCTTATAGGAGGAACAACAATACATTCTTTTTTAGGTATAGGTTTAGGGAATACAAGTGTTGAAAATTTAGTTAAAAATATCAAGACAAAACCGTTCTTTAAAAAAAGATGGGTCGAGTTAGATACTTTAATAATAGACGAAGTATCTATGTTATCACCAGAATTATTTGATAAACTAGAACAAACAGCCAGAATATTAAGAAGAAAAACACCAAAAAGAATGCTTAAAGAAGATGAAGAAAAAGAACAACCTTTTGGTGGCATTCAGCTCATTTTAACGGGTGATTTTTTACAATTACCGGTTGTAGGTAATGATAATTTTTGTTTTGAATCAAAGTCTTGGAAAAAATGTGTAACTAACGTTATTAATTTAACAGATATAATCAGACAAACAGACAGAGAATTTCAAAATATATTAAATGAAATCAGATATGGTATAGTGTCTGATAATACAAAAAAAATATTAGAATCACGAATTAAAAAACCTATAGAAAATAAATTAGGTATTAAACCTACTAAGATTTTTACAACTAATTCTTGTGTTGATAATTTAAACATTAATGAATTAGAAAAATTAGAAGAAACTGATATATATCAATACGATATGGATATTACAATAAACGGATTTCATAAGGATGAATTACAGGTTAGAGAAAGAATTAAAAAAAATTGTATAGCAACTGAACATTTACAATTATGTAAAAACGCCCAAGTTATGTTATTGTATAATTTGGATTTAGAAGCCGGTCTCGCCAACGGAAGCAGAGGTATAGTAAAAAGTTTTATTAATGATATTCCATTAGTATGTTTTTTAAACGGAGAAGAAAGAATCATAGATCATCACATCTGGGAAATTACAGAAGGAGATAAAACTATTGCAACTGTATGTCAAATACCACTTAAACTTGCTTGGGCTATAACAGTTCATAAATGTGTAAATGAAAATACACTGATCTCAACTGAACATGGATTAAATAAAATATCAGAACTATCATATAAATTTACACAAAAACAAATTAAAAATAGTACAATTAATACTGATTTTAACATATTATCTTTAAATGGATTAAATCAATGTTCGCAAATATTCAAAGGTTCTATAGAAGATACTATAAAAATAACCACTTCTCTAGGATATACAATAGAAGGTTCAATGAGACATCCTATTCTTGTTAATAATAATGGAAAAGAAGAATGGAAAAAACTTCCAGAAATAAACATAGGTGATACTATAACTTTAAAAAATAATACACAATGTTTTAATAATAGAAAAGAAAAAGTCAAAAAGGACGAATCGTATTTGTTAGGATATTTACATAAATACCCAAGTTTTACAAAATTACCTGAATATATATACAAAATAATAGGTTGTAAAAATAAAGATATAAATTGTAAACAATGTAAAAATAAATTATATTACAGCTCAAAGTACTATATCCCACAAGTAATAAGAGAAAGTAATAGTCATTCACAGAAATCTTATTTGCAAGGATTATTTGATCGATATGGTGTTGTTTCTAAAAATAGTATATATCTTCAACGGCTTACATTCTCATTGTGTCAAGAAATACAGGTTATGTTATTGAATTTTAGTATTATAACTAAAAGAAAATTCAATAGATTATATATATGTTCACCTTTTGATTTTATTAAAAATATAGGTTTTCGTTATAATAAATTGAAATATAAACTATCAAATCAATATTTTAAAAATTATAAATTAAAACAAAATGTTTGTAAAGTTCCAAATGGAAAAAGTATTATAAAAACAATAAAAAACTTATCTTTAAGTTTTTTTATATTTCCAAATGAATACAATATAAAAAGAATTACAAATATTTTAAACGAAAAGATTGAAGCAAATTATTACGATTTTAGATATATAACAGATAATAATATACAAATATTGTTCGAAAATGATAAAATTTTTGAAATGTATTTTACAAATGTATTTTATGATAAAATTTCTAAAATAGAATACAAAAAAAGTCAAGTATATGATTTATATGTTCCAGGTATTCATAACTTTATAGGAAATGGTATAGTTAATCATAATTCACAAGGTTGTACTTTAGATTGTGCTGAAGTTAATTTGAAAAATGTTTTTACACATGGTCAAAGTTATGTTGCACTATCTCGTGTAAAATCTAAAGAAGGTTTAAATATAGAAGATATAGATTTTAATCGTATTAAAGCACACCCAAAAGCAATAGAATATTATAAATCATTTGAAAATTAAAAATTTTATAAACTTTAAATACTTTTTAAAATAAAAAGATTTAAAAAGAGACGTTTTACAATTAAAATATTAAAATGCCAAGAAAACAAACTCAAAAATCAGAATCAACACAACGTTCAACTACAAATCAATCAACCGATTCAGAGCAACAACTACAACAACGAGCACAAAAGAAATCAAGAAAACAAACAACTACTCAACCAGAAACAGTCCCAGAAACAGTCCCAGAAACAGTCCCAGAAACAGTCCCAGAAACAGAAACAACAGAAGACCAAAAAACTTCACGTGTTGTTCCGACACGTGAAAGTGTATTAAAAGAATTCGACGACCTTGTAACTTTAATTGAAACAGAAATAAATCGTTTACGTGATAATGATGCAAAGTCAAAGGGTGTAAAGTTCCTTCGTGTTATTAATAAACGTGTAAAAACACTAAAAACACACTCTCTGAGAGTGTCAAAACAACGCCAAACAACTCGTCGTAATAACACAAATTCAGGTTTCTTAAAACCAGTTCAAATTTCTAAAGAATTAGCTACTTTCACGGGTTGGAATCAAAATGAACCTCGTTCAAGAGTAGATGTTACTAAATTTATTTGTAATTATATTAAAACACGTAATTTACAAGATCCAGAAGACCGTCGCAAGATTCGCGTTGAGGATGACCAAAATTTAAAGAAATTACTTAAATTTGACAGTAAAGATAAAAAACCATTGACCTATTACAGTCTTCAAACTTACTTGAAAAACCATTTTGTTCCTGTTCAACAAAAAAATTAAAAAATTATTATGATTCATTATATATAATTCATTATATATAATTTTTTTATAAAACACCTATTTGGTTACCTTTAGCAACCGGAACATTTTTATCCCCTGATTCTATGGTAGATTTGTTAGAAGATTTATTTAATATATTCACGACGGCTGTTTTCGACAAAGGTGTAACTGATACTATAGAAGAGTTAATAGCATCATGAACATGACAATGATGATTAAAACATTTACAACACATATTTTCTTGGTCGTAACCTATACCTATTTTAAAAACTTTTGACATTTTTATTATATATATAGAAAAAAATGAATTCATTAGAAATAACTCTACAAAAATGGTACAACGCCAAAACACAAATGGATGATTTAGAGAAAAAAATAAAAAGTTATAAACTTATTATTTCAAAAGAGTTTAACACAAAAGGTATAGATAAATTAAAAATAGGAGATATTACAGTTTCAAGAAGAAGAACAACTAGATTTCATCTTTCAAAAGAGAATGTTCCGTCTCACATATGGAATGATTATGCTGTTCGTTGTAGTTATGATGTCTTTCATTTAAAGAAAGTTCATTAAAAACATATGAACATAATTTTTTTCTGGTTTCCGAATCATCTATTATACTCTTTACTATACATATTTTTTGATAAGGAGATAATTCTACATTAGAATGTTTTTCAACTCCTTCGTAAATTTGCATAAACATAATAATAGTCTTTGCTGTATCCCAATCTTTTAGATATTTATTATAAAAATCCCTAAATTCTGGATGTTCCATCAAGTTTGCTATTTTTTGATAATGTTTATTATTATTATAAATATCTCTTCCTTTAATTTCATACTTTGTTATTTGATTATCCATTTTTAATTTAAAAAATATATGTTTAAAACAAATGAGCGAAATAGGAAACCAACAAAATACAGTAGTAAACGAATTGAGTAATTTATATCAAAAAGATATAAACGAACTTGTTCATTATCTTGAAAATTTTATAGGAGAAGAAGTTATATCAATAATAAATATTTTAAACATATGCGTAGTTGCTATGCAAAAAGTTGAAAAATTTAACAATCTTTCGGGAAGTGATAAAAAACAAGTAGTATTATCAGGTATAACACAAGTATTAAAAAATAGAGGAGGAGATAGTAATTTAACAAGTTTATTACCTTCTTTTATAGATACAAGTATTAGTATAGAAAAAGGAGAGTTAAATATATCTATAGACGGAAAAAAATGTTGCGTAAGTCTTTTTTCACTTTTGAAAAAATAAAATTGATTTTAAGAATTATAAATAAAATAAAAATAAAAATATGTCAAGTGAAAGAATTAATCAATTAACTTCAGTATTAGATTATGACGTAAGTCGTATGGTATTTTCAGAACCACAGGTCAATTCAGTTCCAAACACACCAATTACTTATCGTCGTATAAACATTAGCACAATGAATAAAGACGGTAGTATAGGAGACCTTATTTTACCTACTGAAAGAGTATTTTCTTTTGGTGTTAGTGAAAATAAAAATCCTGAAACTCAAAAAGTAAATGGTCATGTATTACCTCTTTGTTTATGGAGTAAACAAGGTGCAACAACAAATGAAAAAGCTTGGACTGATACTTTTGATAAAATCGTAGAACAGTGCAAGAAACATTTAGTTGATAATCGTGAAGAAATTGAACAATACGATTTATCTATGGCAGATTTGAAAAAACTTAATCCACTTTACTGGAAACGTGATAAAGGTAGAATTGTAGAAGGAACAGGACCAACTTTGTATGCTAAATTAATTGCTTCTAAGAAAAATGATAAAATATTAAGTATGTTTTTTGATAAAAATGGAAACAATATTGATCCGATGACATTATTAGGAAAGTATTGTTATTCAAAGGCAGCTGTTAAAATTGAAAGTATATTCGTTGGTAATAAGATAACTTTACAAGTAAAAGTTTACGAAGCAGAAGTTGACATTATGGAAACAGGTATGAAACCTCTTTTATCAAGACAAAAAGGCGGTGGTAAATTACTACTTGGAAATTCAACAAATATGAATGATATGAATGATAATTTCGAAGAACAAGAACAGGAAATGAAACGAGAAATTGTTCCTTTTACAAATACAGGTAATGGAAGTTTACCAAATTCAGATATCGAAGATAACAATGAAGAGGTTGTTAAAAAACCTACCGTAAAGAAAATAATTAAAAAAGTTGTTAGTAAAAAACAATAAATTTTAAAGTTATATTAGGTTTATATCTTATAATTTAATATAAAAATTATATTAAATTTTTTTTATTTATTTATAAATAAATAAAAAAATGAATATATCTTATTTAATTATAGTGAATTTTGTATTACTTATTTTGTTTGTTATTGGGGTTATTATTTTAATAACTAAATTACAAAACAGGAATTGTTATTTTGATTTAGCAAAAGATACTGGGAAATTTTCGGAATTTTTTCTAAATTTTAGTAATAGTAGTAATACTGGATTAACAACAACATCTATAAAATGTTATATTGGAACTATTGACAGCAAATATTATTATTTAATTATTCCAGCA